CACCGAGCATCGAGTTAAGGAAGTCGGCCCGCTCAATGTCCGACGGCTCCGAGGCGCCGCCCGGCTCCACCCGCCATTCGACACGGCGAAGCACCATTTCAACGGCGAACAGGATTGCCCCGACCAAGGCATCGTTTTCCGTCATCTCCCGATACAGCTCGGCACGGCGCCGGCCTCGGAGCTGCGGAAGGAACTCGACGCGGTCGAACCCCTGCGGCCCTTGGAGCCCGCGGTTTCCCAGCTCGACGAACGGGTCTAACTTCTCCTCGGGCATCAGCTCCTCCAAGATGACTGGCCGGTCACGAGCCCCGGGCCGACGTCGGGTGCTTTGAGTCGTGGCTTCCTGAGCATGAGGTCGGTGATAGCCCAGACTAGCGCATCGAGGCGGTCAGGTGAAGGGGCGCCGGGAACCCACGAGCATAGCTGTTGCTCTAGGTCCGGGAACCGACCAACGTGGTGGATGCGGCTCGGTCGCTCGGGCGGCGAGCCGTAGAGTGCGGCGACGGGTTCGGCTCTCGTGGCCTTGCCGCGGGATGCATGAACAGCGCGATATGGCACGACCTCGTCCACCGACCTAATGACGTGCTCGACCATCTCCCCGCCGTTGTTGACCTCGGCCACGATGCGGTCGCCTTCGTGCTGGTGGTGCGCGATCACAGCCTGTTCAGCCCAGCCGACCGGCGGTAGCTTGCAGGTGCGGTCGGCGAGAAGGTAGGCCTCGCCGGCTGCGTCGAGCCCCGCGACCACGATGCCGGTCGAGTCGCTGCCCTTCTTGCTGGTTACCGCCGGGTCGATGGCCGTGACGATCTCGACCAGGTCGGGGTGGCGCTCGACCCGGCCGGCGTTGATGGCCTCGCTAGTCCACAGTGCTCCCGGTGTCGTGGTCGAGAACTCACCGAGGACGCGGATATCCCAGGCCGGCGTTCCTTCCCATCCTGCATCGCGGCGCTCTTGAACCCACACCTTCGAGGTCAGCTTGCCGGCGACGTCGTCGGGCACCGCCTCGCCGGTGAAATCAGGGCAATCAAAAGCGCTGATGTGCAGACACTTCCATAGCTTGCGCTCACCGTGGAACGCATCGTGGAACTGGCCGGAGGACCGCGTCGGGTTGCCGATCAGCAGGACGCGAGCGTTGGCCGCCGTCATGAAGCCCTCGGCCGCGCTGTATATTTCCTGATCGACGCCGCTGGCCTCGTCGACGACCAGGAGCAAAGACTCGGCGTGGTGACCTTGGAACCGCTCGGGCTGATCGGTACTCATGCCGAGCGCGACCCAGTCGGTCGCAATCTCGAGCTTCGTTAGGTGCGGCTCGCCGTCGAGCGGCACCCGCGACTCGCCGTGGATCGTTCGGATCTCGCGCCACAGCAGCTCCTCGACCTGAGCCCAGGTCGGCGCCGTCGTGACGACGCGACTGCGCGGGTGGTTGTGCAGCCACCAGAGAGCCGCGTAGGCCGCGGCCCTGGTCTTGCCGACGCCGTGCGCGCTTCGCACTGCGGTGCGCCGGTTGTCGCGGACGGCCTCAAGGATCTCGAGCTGCTTGCTCCAAGCGTGGCAGCCAAGGATCTTCTCGACGAAGAACCGCGGAGAGCGGCGGCCGGCGAGCGCCACTTTGAGATGGTCGGGGTCGATGGCTTCAGAATACTTGTCTAGGCCAGCTCAGTCTCGTTCACTTCCATTGTGGCCCTGATCACGTCGCCCTGCTTCATCTCACCGGGAGCCTCGCGCATCTGGCGCCGCTTGCTTTCTTGGCTCGCTGACAGGCTTCCGACGTTGAACAGTTGCAGTTGCCCGACGGAGGAAGGGGTTTCCGCTCCGCACCTGTCGGCTTGCTTTTTCGATTGCTGCTTTGCGAGCTTTCGCGTCTGCCACTATGCCTCCTCACTGCTCGATGATGTTCGCCTCATTGTCCCGCATGCGTCGGACGGCCGCGAATCCCCGGCCCACCCCACGATGAAGCCCTGCGGGACGAATGACGCCCGACTATCTGGCTCGCGCCTAACCCGCCCGCCCGTTCCCCGACCCATTGAGCGCCGCACCCGCGGCGCTCTTTGCGTCGTCGGTCCCTTGCAGGTAAGCCTCAGCCTCGCGTGCAAGATCCGAGTAGCTAACCTCAACCTCAACTTGAGCCTTGACGTTGATGTTCTCGCGGAACTTCTCGGGGCGTCGGGCCTTGAGAAGGAAGATCAGCAAGGCGTCGGAGCCGCCGTCCATCTTGGACTTGCGGGCCCGCTGGAGGGCCACGGCCTCGAGGGCGTCGGCGGCGTCGGCGTCGGCCTGCGCCCATTGCTCGGCGAACTCAGGGTGGCGGTCACGATACTTGTAGACGTTCTGGCGGTTAATGTCAGCGGCCTGACAGGCGGCGCGGACTATCCCGGTGTCGCGGAAGGCAGCGAGGAAGGGCTTAACCCACGGGGGGCGTCGCTGGTTTCTTTTTGCTGTCGCCATCAGTCTCGCCTACATATTCAGCATACCGCCTGCGGATCACGTCGCAATACTTGGGCTCTAGCTCCATCATGCAGCAGGTGCGGCCGAGGCGTTCGGCGGCGATCAGGGTGGTCCCCGTACCTCCGAATGGGTCGACTACGGTCCCGTCCCGAAAGGTATGTGTTTGCAGAGCGCGGTTCGCTAGAGCCACCGGCATCCCCGCACCGTGAACGCCCTTGCCAACATCCACACCGGACTCAGCGCTTGTATCCCACACGCCAAAAGCACTCTGAGCGCCCCGCCCTGTGAGCGCCTTGCCTGGCTTGCGCCATGTCCAAAGGTGCTCCCAATCCGAAGCCGCTCGCGACGACTTGATGGCCCATGGCGAATGCACCCGTACGTGAGGCTTTTGCCAGATTCGGCGGGTATGGAGCAACCAACCGGCGCCACGAAACACCGGCCAATATTCGACCGCCATCGGATACTCGCAAGGCTCATCGGTTCCCGCAATCTCCTGCGCGGCGACAACGTCGGAGAAGTTCACAACAAAATATCCGCCAGCAACGACTAGCGACGTCCAAACTGACACTGCACTGGGCAGCAAGACACGTAGGTGCTCTAGGTCGTCCACGTAGGAGCCGTAATCAACGCCAAGAGCGTACGGCGGTGACGTAAAGACGCAGTGACACACCCCCCCGCCCATCAACTTCGCCACGTCCTCGGCGCTCGTGGCGTCCCCGCACATCAGCCGGTGCCGCCCAAGCTCGTAGACCTCGCCCAACTTGGACTCGGCCTCCTCGGGTACGTCCGGCACAGCGTCCGGGTCCGCATCCGTCTCATGCGGCCCCACCGATGCCAGCAGCTTGTCTATCTCGTCGGCGCCGAACCCCGTCAGCTCAAGGTCGGTCCCGTCCTCCTGCATCGCGAGCAAGAGCCCGGCCAGCGCTTCGTCCTCCCATTCGCCGTAGGCGTTGTTATCGCGCAGCATCCATAGGCGCGCCCGTTCGTCGGTGAGGTCCACAGTGATCGTCGGGATAGTCTCCCACCCGAGCTCGCGCGCGGCTAGCAGGCGCATATTGCCGGCGATCACGGTGCCGTCCTTGCGGACCAGGAGCGGTCGCGCCTGCATCATCTCCGGATCTTCGCGCAGCGATCGCACGAGCGCGGCCATGCGGTCGGCTTGAATCTCGCGGGGATTATCCGGCGATACCTTGAGGTCGGTCAGCTTCTTAGGTGGCATCGCCCAATAGGGACAGCTGCTTTAACCGACGCACGGCGATCGCCAGGTAATCCTCGTTCTGCTCGATCCCGACACAGCGCTGCGACTCCTCGCGGCAGGCAACCGCCGTCGTGCCGGAACCAAGGAACGGGTCCAGGATCTCCCCGCCGCCCGGCGGTGACACGAGGCGCACCAGCCACCGCATGAGCGCCAGCGGCTTCACGGTCGGGTGGTTGTTGCCGTCGCCGCGCTCGGACGGGCTCGCCTTGGCGGTGTAGAAGAATCGGGACGGGCCGCCGCGGCTCGCCTCGATAGCCGGCCCGCCGTCGCCGTCTGCGCCGTGGTATCCCATACCGGAGCGAACGCCGGCCGCGCGCGACCCGCTCGGGCGCTCGCCCGCCTGGGCGTCGAGCATTGCCGCGGCCTCGGCGTCGAGCGCGACGTTGGCGGGCCAACGGCCGGAAGGCTGAACGAATTCGCGGCGTGCCGGCGGCGTGTAGTAGCTGGTAGCGGCTTGGGCGTGCTTGCGGCTTCGCCCCGCCGGGTCATAGCCGCCACCGTCGAGGTTGTCGTCGGTCCCGATCCGGCATCCGTCCACGTTCAGCCCCGCGGCGCCGTGGGTCTGTGCGTTG